GCAGCAAAAGCACAAGCAAAAGCACAAGCACAAGCATCTAACGTTAATGCAGCAAAAAACATGGCCTTAAAAGCAAAGGGCGCTGCCTTTGGTGATCTTGCTTTAAGTCTTCAACAACAAAAAGACGATGCAGCAAGCAAAACAGGATTGGCTGGGCTTATCGCAAGAGCAAAACTTCAAATTGATCCTCAACAGAAACAACAAGTTTTTGATGACATTATGGGAAAAAATAAAACAAGCGCGTTTCAAAATATGATGCAAAAGGCTGGGCTTACTGGAACCCCTAATTCTTTTCAACCTGCATTTGATAAAGCGGGCAATCTAGTTGGCTCTGCTGGAATTGATGAAAAGGGAAATGTGGTTTCTTATAATGGAGACAGGAATGCAAATCTTCCAGATGGCGATGTTAAAGACAAAGTAGATGCAATGAACGTGGCTTCTAGTCCAGGAGGCCCTGGTGATGGTCCAGATCTTCCAGAAATTGACATGGACCCATGTCCAGCGGGCTTTGTAATGGATGCCGAAACAAACGTATGCGTTCCTGTTACTCCAACCATTGACCCCGATCTTCCAGAAGTTCCAGACGAACCTCTTCCTCCATATGTTCCACCCTCTGAAGTTGTAGGTCCGCCAAATTATACACCGATTGGTGGTTTGGGAAGTTTTGTACCAACACCATTACAGCCGTATCAACCATATCAGATACAACCCCAACCTATGGTAACAATGATGCTTGGTGAAGAACAAGGATAACAACTTTGAATTTACAGGCTCTTCCAGAAGATGCCCTGAAAGAGATACTTGCTCTTACTGAGGCTAAAAAACTCTTGGACGTTAGAGAAGAGGCGCAGGAAAAATTCATGCCCTTTGCTCATCATGTGTATGAAAACTTCATTGAGGGTCATCATCATCGTGTTATTGCAAAAAAGTTAGAACGTGTTGCGCGGGGCGAGTTAAAACGTCTTATAATTAATATGCCCCCACGTCATTCTAAGTCTGAGTTTGCATCTTTTTTAATGCCTGCTTGGTTCTTGGGCCGTAATCCTAAGTTAAAGATCATTCAGGCAACGCACAATACAGAGCTGGCTGTTCGGTTTGGTCGTAAGGTTCGGGATCTTATAGACGATCCGCAGTATAAAGAGATCTTTCCGAACACAAACTTGAAGGAAGACAACAAGGGCGCGGGTAAATGGCAGACAGACAAGGGCGGTGAATACTTTGCGGCGGGTGTAGGCGCGGCGGTTACTGGTCGTGGTGCGGATTTATTTGTAATTGATGACCCACACTCGGAGCAAGACGCTTTAAGCGAGACTGCATTTGACAATGCATACGAATGGTACACCTCTGGTCCCCGTCAAAGGCTTCAACCTGGTGGGTCTATTATAATTGTTATGACTCGTTGGGGAAAAAAAGACTTGACAGGCAGATTATTGGCTGCACAGGGCAACGATGTTATGTCTGATCAGTGGGAAGTGGTAGAATTTCCTGCGATTATGCCGTCAGATAAACCATTATGGCCTGAGTTCTGGGAAAAAGATGCCTTATTGTCTATTAAAGCGTCGTTACCTGTAGGAAAATGGTCAGCGCAGTGGCAACAACAGCCCACATCTACGGAAAGTGCGATTATTAAGCGTTCGTGGTGGCAGGATTGGGAAAATGAGAAGATTCCCCCTGTAAAATACATACTACAGTCCTATGATACGGCGTTTAGTAAGAAAGAAACAGCCGATTACAGCGCGATTACTACATGGGGGATATTTAATCCTGAAGATGGGGGTCCTGACCACATTATTCTGCTAGATGCCAAGCGAGGGCGGTGGAGTTTCCCTGAATTAAAGGAAACTGCGTACGAAGAGCACGATTATTGGGAGCCAGACATGGTTTTAGTAGAGGCAAAAGCCACTGGTACACCTCTGATAGATGAGCTACGGTTACGAGGCATACCAGCTTTGGGGTTCTCACCGGGCAAAGGACGTGATAAGGTGACGAGAATGCACATGGTTGCTCCTTTGTTTGAAGCAGGGGTTGTTTGGGCGCCAAAGGACAAAAAGTTTGCAGATGAAGTGATAGAAGAGGTTTCTTCGTTTCCTAATGGTGACTATGACGATTTTTGTGATAGTATGACATTAGCACTAATGCGTTTTCGTCAAGGAGGGTTTATATCTCTTGATGGCGAAGACGAATATGACGATCAATGGAGACCCAGAAAACGGGAGTATTATTAATGGCTTTACCACCACAACCAATGGGATCACTTGTAGATTCTGGATTAGTTCTAGACGATACAGCGGGACTTCCAGACGTAGAAGTTTCTGTAAACGAGCCAATGGGCTTTGAAGAAGGTGCTGAAATAACTGAAGACGGTGAGGGCGGCGCGATCATTGAGGCTATTAAGAGCGGGGAAATAGAGATTCCTGCGGAGGCTATACCGTTTGATGCTAATCTAGCCGAGATTTTAAGTGATAGTATACTTGATGAGCTGTCTGCTGATCTTCGATCCTTATACGAAGAAGACCTTGATTCAAGGTCAGAATGGGAAGAAACCTACGTTAATGGGCTAGATTTGTTAGGTTTGAAGACACAAGACCGCTCAACTCCTTTTGAAGGTGCGTCTGGTATAACACATCCTTTGATCAGTGAGTCGGTTACGCAGTTCCAATCACAAGCATATAAAGAACTATTGCCACCTGGGGGGCCAGTGCGTACTCGATTGATGGGGATTCAAGATGCCGCTCATGAAGAGCAAGCAAGTCGTGTTAAAGATTTTATGAACTACCAGATTACGGAGATCATGCAAGAGTTTGATCCAGACATGGATCAGATGTTATTCTATTTACCGCTTTCTGGTTCTACTTTTAAGAAAGTATATTTTGATGCAACCAAAGGCCGTGCTGTTTCTACGTTTGTCCCAGCGCAAGATTTAGTTGTACCTTATTCCGCGTCTGATTTAACAACAGCTACTCGTGTTACTCATGTTTTACGCATGGACATAAACGAAGTTCGCAAGATGCAAGTAGCCCAGATGTATCGGGACATAGATTTAAAGGGCGGTGGTGATGAGGAATCAGATTCTGTTCGTCAAAAAGTTAACGAGTTAGAAGGTATCTCTAAGAATTATTCTGATGATGTATTAAACATCTTAGAGGTTCACATTGAATTAGACCTAGAGGGTTTTGAAGACGAGAACCCTATGACCGGAGAGCCTACAGGAATTAAACTTCCTTACATAGTTACGTTGGATGATAATTCTGGAAAGGTTTTGGCTATTCGTCGAAACTACGAACAAGCAGATCCAAACAAAAGTAAGCGGCAATACTTTGTACACTACAAGTTTATGCCTGGTCTTGGGTTTTATGGCTTTGGATTAATTCATATGATTGGTGGTTTGGGCCGAGCAGCAACAAGTTTGCTACGTCAGCTAATAGACGCTGGTACTTTATCAAACCTTCCTGCTGGATTTAAAGCAAGAGGCGTTCGAGTTCGTAATGACGATGAACCATTGCAGCCTGGAGAGTGGAGAGACATTGATGCACCTGGTGGTAGCATCAGAGATTCAATCATACCTCTTCCATACAAAGAACCATCTGCTACTTTAAACCAACTACTTGGTGGTATTGTTAACGATGGTAGAAGGTTTATTGCTTTAGCGGATCAAACGCTTGGTGATATGAGCCAAGAGTCTCCTGTAGGTACTACTGTTGCGATGATTGAGCGTGGCACAAAGGTAATGTCTGCTATACATAAACGTTTACATTATGCACAACGTAATGAATTTAGATTACTTGCACGTATATTTGGAGAGAACTTACCCCCTGTATACCCATATCAAGTGGCTGGCGCACCTCAACAGATTAAAGCGCAGGACTTTGACGGGCGTGTAGACGTTATTCCCGTTAGTGATCCTAACATATTTTCAATGGCTCAAAGGGTAACATTAGCTCAAACACAGCTACAATTAGCCCAATCTAATCCACAAATACACAATTTACATGCAGCCTATCGCCGTATGTATCAAGCTCTTGAGGTGCAAAATATTGATGAGGTGTTACCTCCTCCCCCTCCACCTCCTCAACCACAGCCAACAGATCCGGCT